ATTTTGATTACTCTGGGGCTACTGAAGCTGGTTTTAATAACGAACAAATTATATCTAAATTAACCGGTGTTGAAAAACAAGGTTTCTTACCTGTTGTTGGGGAAGGCTTTGTTAGGGGCGGATTAGAAGCAGTAGCTCCATCTGAAGCGTTCCTACCCGGTGCTAGAGCGGGCGCAGCATTAGGTGCTAAAATACCCACTATACCGGGAAAAGCTGTTGGAATAATAGGTGGTGGTTTAATTGGCGGCGTTGGGGCTACTTTGGCTGCAAGTCTTGCCGATCAATACGTAGGTTTATCTAAAGGCGTCGGTGATTTTTTACTGGGCGAAGAAGAACCCGTACTGCCTTCCGATCAACCTTATCGAGAAGCGGGTAGGTTAACCGGTTCCTTACTTACTTTTAGTGGTGCTATACGCCGTGGTTTGGCTAAATCTGCAATAGGGGATGTGCCTACAGGACAGGCCGGAGCAACTTTAGTTGATACTGGAGCAGACTTTGGGTCTAAAAAAATATTAGCTAACTTACGTAAATACGATCCTGATGCAAAAACTCCGTTGAGTTTAAAAGCATTACAGGGCACAGAAAACTTAGCTACCAAAATGGCAACCAGAGCTCGCGGGTCAAAAAGAGATTATTACTTAAAACAAGAAATTCCTATTGCAATAGGTGCCGGTGTCGGTGCGGGGTTAGCTGAACGAATTGATCCAGGGGATGCAGTAACTTCCTTTTTTTCATCGTTAGGTGGCGCTTTAGTCGTTCCTGTCTCACCGCTTACAAAAATTGTTTCAGGCGCCGCGGCTAAATCTGCACAAGCGGGTCAAGCTTTACGGCACCCGGTAGAAACTTTAAAATCCATTAGTTTTAATTTAAAAAACAAAGCTGAAAGTAAAGCTAGAAACGATTTAATAAAAATTTATGACGAATTAGGAAAAACTTTAGAAGCTCCGGGTAGAGCTAAAGCGTCTGTAGATGGCGTTGACTATAACCCATTGATACACAGCCCTGAAGTTGACTTTACAAAAATAAGCGGTCAAGGTGCGGCTAATCTAATGCAAAAGGCCCGTGAAGTATATGGTGACCTTGTGCCAGGGGTAGAAGAACTTCTTACGGCGGGAACAATCCCTATAAACCCAAATATTCCTGGGTTTGAAGCTATGTTGCCTGTGTTTCGTTTGCAAGCAGAAGCGATGGCTAAAGACCCTAAGTTAAAAGCGTTAGTAAGTAATGCAACTCAAGAAGCAGTAGCTTTGTCAGCAAAAATGCTTCAAAGTTCTTTTGAAGTTGGGGATGCTTCCTTAATAGCTATACAAACCAATGAGTATCAAAAAGCACAAGAACAATTTATTGGTGAGTTTATAAGTAATAAGTTTAAAGGAATAGCTGAAACTTTAGATAAAGCAGAAGCTAAAGGCACGTTAAAAACAGGGCAGGGCGGCGAGATTGTCGGTAGAGAAATATTAAAGTTATTTGATGATGCTAGAAAAACTGAAAATGTGTTATATAGCACAGACAGAATAGACGGCACTGCTCCGGTTATACCAAAAAATACAGCTAAATTGTTAGACGAAGATGCTAACGAAGCTAGTTTGGGTGGTCACATGACACCAACACAAATGAAAAGTTCGCAAGGAAAAGAACTTATTAAACTACTTGACGAAAAAGTGCCTAAAAAGAATGTAGAAGGTGTTTCTCCAGGCGTGCTAAAAAACATAGAAGACGTTGAGAAAAAAATAAAAATTCGACCTGTCGACATGACTCTTAGCAAAGATAATTTATCCCTCGGTTCTGATGCTAAACTGCGTAAGCAAATTAGGGAGGCCTTGAAGGAAGTTGGTTTAGTTACTGAAGGTCAAAATTTAACCTCAAGCACGAGCAACATGGCTTTACAGGAACTGGGTATGCTTATGTTGGCAACGGGTGCAAAAACTAATAATCCGTCTAAGTTTATAAACTACGTTGCTGGAATACAAGCACGAAGAGAATCAACAGAAGAAATTGCTGCTTCTGCTGCCGATGCCGAGAGAAATTTTTATGGTGCAACTAACGACAAAGAAGCCTTAGCCGGGGCACAAGCTGATTTTAAATTAGAGTATGTTAGTAACATGCTTGACGCCAGTCGAAATAAAATTCTTGGTTTACAGGAAGATTTAAACTATGAAGCACTGGGAGACCTATTACCAAAGGTAGAAGTTCCCGGCGGTAACCAATTGCGTCCAAAATTAATTATAAATACCGAAAGTTTGCCGGTAAAAGGCCAAAAAACTATTATTGATGGAAATAGAAATTCTGGCACAACACTTTCTCAAGTTTTTGGTTCAGAACTTAAAACAACAGACGTTCCGGCAGAGTTTCTTAGTAGTTTATTAGATTTTTTTAGAAACGTAACAAAAGGTGGCGGCATTCAAGTTAATAAAAAAATGCTTAATAATTTGGTGCAAGATAAACTAAGCAATCTTCAGGAAAAAAATTACAGGCTCGAATTAAACGTTTTAGCAGATATTCTTTACGATCCTAAAAATTACCGAGAAAAAAGAGGCTATTTACCAGCTATGGATGATAGTCTTAATACAGGTACAAAAGAAGGTTTTGCGGACCTTATAAGTCCTCTTGGGGGCGGTGTTGGTCCAATGATCCAGTTATTAGATATAGCTAAAAAGGGCAATAAAGAAACGCTACAAGCTGTTTTTGGAGTAGATCGCGCGCGCGATCTTTTAACTCCGGCTAAAGAATGTGCTAAAACAGAACCAATAAGTAGAAAAGGCGATAATTTTTCTGCCTTACTTGATTTAGGTAGGGTAAATACTCTTTTAAACAGTGGCAGGACATTTGAACCCGAATCACAAGCTTTTTTGCAAGAACAATTAAATATAATGGTTAATGGACTGATGGTAAACGACGCAGGTTTTCTTAAATCTGCAAAAAAATTAAACTCTGAACTTAAAAAAGGGTTTAAAACAGAAACGGCTGAGTATAAAAAAACAGCAGGGGCCTTTGACAATCTTTCGCGAGAAGAACGGATTAAAAAAATTGCAAAGTTGGGTCCTGAAAGAATTGAAGGAGATGCGGTTACGACTGTCGCTGATGTCATGCGAATGCGGCGTATTGCGGGTGAAGGGGCTGCAGATCAAAATGTAAGTCCGACTGAGCGTAGACTGTTGTCCAGAATTAGAGAAAAACTGTTAGACGATTTATCTGATCCGTCTTTAACTGCACCGGCAGAAGCTTTAGTTTCAGCCAACACTTTTTCTAAAGCTCGACAAGATGCGTTCACAAGAACTGTTGCCGGAGAACAAGCTACGGTTAAACTTAAATACACTGACGACATGAACACGCTTTTAGATAAGGTACTTAGTCAAACCAACCCTAATGTAATTGGTAATAACATACGAGGTTTACAAAAAATTGGTAATTTCTTTGACGAGCAAGTGGTTGCTTTAAGAAATACCGGTGAGCCCGAGTTACTTGCGTTAGTGGACGAAATACTGCCCGCGGCTCAAGGTTCTGCTAAAACCATAGAAAATAGTTTAGTACAAGTAATACGGGGTATGTTACTAAACGGAGTAGTTGAGGTAAAACCACAAAGAGACTTTGTACCGACAGACATAAAAAAAGCATTAGACGGTCAATTTAACGTAGATTCGGTTGTTGTAAATCAGGCAAAATTAAAAAAGTTTAAAGACAAATATCAAATTGCTGCGGAACAAAATCCAATGATAAAAGAATTGTTTGACGACATGAGCGATACCGAAACCGCTCGGAAAGTTTTAACGGATTTAAAAGCAGGGGCCGGTATTCCAGAAAAAAGTATTCCAACAATGCTTGATAGACAAGCTGAGAAAAAAGCATTAAGCGATATCTTGGGAACAGATAGCCCTACTTATGCTATATCGCAAATTTTAGAAAGCAGCCAACCCGACACTAAAATTAAGGCACTTTTAGCACAGTTAAACCGCATGAAAACTTCTGATATACCGGTAACTTACAAAGGTGAAAAAGTTGCTGCAAAAGAAGTTTACGAACCCGCAGTTAACGGTTTAATGAACTCTTTTATACAAGTTGCTCGAGAAGCAAGTTACGTACCTAAAAAAGAAATTTACAGTCCTGATGGTAAACCAATTAGTTTTTATGACGCAAAAATATTTCGTCAAGTTTTTTTTGAAACCGGCAAAGTTTTTCCAGCGATGCAAGATTTACCACCACTTGCAGATACTTTATTAAAACAAGGCATTATTAATAAAGCTAAGTACGATCAAATGGATAACGTTACGTTAGCTATGGAGCGTATGGAAAATCAACTAGAGTTTATGAAACTTTTGCCAGATATGTCAACAAAATCAAGAAGAGTTTTTCAAGCTTTTGCTTCAAGGGTTTTTGGTGCCCAATTGGGAGCACGTTTAGGTACTGGCACTATACAGGTTCCAGGATTTACCGCTGGACTCGCTGAAGATATTCTTATGAAATCGCCTAGCACAACTTTAAGTACCTTTATGGGTAAGTTGTTTGAACCGGGTGGTTACACAAAACTAGAAGAAATGTTAGAAGCAACGGCAGAAGAAACAATAAGAAGACAGGCGGGTGCAGATTACGGCTTTAGTAGAACGCCTTTATTGGATTCGCCACTAGCCGCCGCTATTCCGGTAGAAGCAGTTACTCGAGAAAGAGAAGAGCAAAGAGCGATTACACCCCCACCCCCGGTTCAACCTATATCGCAAGCATCGCCTTCGGTAAATCCAATGCAAGGCGGTAATCAAAGAGCACGCTACGCGGCTATGTTCCCGCTCGATCCGGCTTCCTCACTTATTAGAGAAAGACAAGCACAGGGCATAGGTAGTTTACCTAAACCTTAAATTAACCAGCTTCGCCCTTGTTCGCCTAAAACTTCTTGAGCTATACTAATTTTACTTTTTAAAGCTTGAAGTATTTTTTCATCTACAGTGTTGGGGCTAATTAAATCTACATACAGAACGTGCCTGTCTTGGCCGATACGGTGGGCCCTGTCTTCAGATTGAATGCGCGTTTCTAAATCGTAACTGTTATTCCAATAGATAACGTTAGTGGCGGCAGTTAAAGTCAAACCATACCCGCCTGTCTTGGGGTTACCTACAAAAAATCGTAAGGGATGTTCTTTCTTTTGAAAATCTTTTACTATTTCTTGGCGTTTGTCTTGCGGCGTAGCCCCATAAAATGCTTCGGCACTGTCTTCGCCATAACGCTCGCGTAACTTGGTTACAATACGCGCTAAGTCATACACCCAAGTAGCCCAAATAATTACTTTCCCGGACATCTCATCAATAGTGTTAAACAATTCGTCTAAACGTTTGTTGGGTATCTCTTGTATGGTGCCATCGTCCATCTTTAGATGACCACAACAAATTTCTTGTAAACGCATTATTTGGGTTAATACACTGGCTGTAGTAGACAATTCCCCTTTTTCTAAACGAGCTAGGGCTAGTTTTTTCATCTGCACGTAAGCCGTTAACTGTTCTTTGGTTAACGGTACGCGCCTACTAGTGTAGATTTTGTCGGGTAAGTCCAAGCAGTCTTCTTTGAGAACTCTTGCGCTGAACTTCCCAAGCTTATCATGTAATTCATCTAAACGTTGGTATCCCGTAATTTCTTGAAAGCTTCGGGTACCCATCATACGCCGTCGAACAAGAGCGTACCGGGCTTGATAAGCAAAAAAACTTTTAAAATTCAATAACTTTGGACTAAGAAAATTACATTGACTAAACAAATCCATAGGGTTTTTTGTAATTGGGGAGCCCGTTAATATACGTTTGTACTTGGCTAAACCTGCGGCTTTTAGTGCATTTTTTGTACGCATGGCTTTACGATTCTTGATGGCCGTGCTTTCGTCCATGATGAATAAATTGTCTGGGTTCATCTTTAAAAACTTGAACGCACTAGACGCACCTTTAATAGTAGACAAGGCTTCGACATTCATTGCTAAAATATGTAAATCGTCATGTTTTGGGTCAGCTAATTCGGTTAACGCTTCGCGGAACTTCTTCGTAATGTTCGGTTGCCATTGAACTATTTTGTAATTTATTCGGTCAGGCAAGTGCTGTGGAATCTCTTTGTCCACCCAATTTGCGTACACCCCTTTTGGCGCAACAATCAGAACTGTGTTGATGCTTTTAGCTTCATACAAGGCGGCTAACGAGTCGATAGCAATCTTTGTTTTACCTGTACCCATTTCTAAAAAAAGGGCGTACTGACGAGCTTTCCAAGAGCTTTCAAATATTTCTTTTTGATGCTTATAGGGTTCCGTTTTATAGACGTACATTTTTTTTCATCCTTGCTGTTGACGTATATAATGATATGCGATATAAATGTATTTGTCTAGGGATGCAAAACATTCCTCAATTCACGAACCACGGAGCAAGAAAAATGGAAGAAGACTTTCTGTCGCAGTTAGAATCAGACGCAACCGCAAACGATTCAAGAACACCTAGAGATAAAGAACTTAGCAAAGTAGCTAGTATTGCTAAAAAAATCCAAGAGAAAGAAAACTTACTTGCTGATTTAGAAAAATCACAAAAAGCATTGAAAGCAGAACTTTTAAAGCTCACTGATGAAGACTTACCGGCCATGTTACAAGAGTTAGGGTTGTCTGGTTTTACATTAGAGGATGGTTCATCCATAACAATTAAACCCACCTATGGTGCTCACATAAAAGTTAGTGATCGTGAGGATGCTTTTGAATGGCTTCGTAAAAATGACTTCGGTGATTTAATTAAAAATGTAGTGAGTTGTACTTTTGGACGGGGCGAAGACAACACAGCCGTAGAGTTTATGGCTGTTGCAGAACAAAGCGGCTTTACCCCCCAACAGAAAACAGATGTTCATTCTCAGACACTAAAGGCGTGGGTTAGAGAGCGTGTAGAAAACGGTGAAAGTTTTCCTATGCAGCTTTTTGGCGCATATATCGGACAACGTGCAACAATTAAGAGGAAATAAGCATGTCAAGTAATGTATCGAAGAAGAAGGAAAGTAATGTGGTTGAATTTGACGCATCAATTTTTGAAGCAGATGCCGGCAAAGGTTTAGAAAACATAGGTCAAGACGATCTGGCTCTACCTTTTATCAAAATACTAAGTGGTTTAGACTCGGTATTAGATGAATTGGAAGAAGCTAGGAAAGGGGACATCTACAACACTGTGTCAAGTAAAATTTATAAGGGCAAGCAGGGAATACATGTTGTTCCATGCTCTTATCAACGACGCTTTATTGAATGGGCCCCCCGGGGTAGTGGGACCGGCGCACCTTTAAACATTTTCACACCAGAAAATGAACGACCCAAAACAGAACGATCGCCGGATGACAATCGCGAATATGTTGTGGGTGGTGAGGGTAGTTATTTAGAGGAAACACACCAACACTTTGTGGTAATCATAGAAGAAGACGGCTCAACAAGCACGGCTTTGATTGCTATGAAATCAACGCAGTTAAAGAAGAGTCGTAAATGGAACTCAATGATTGCGTCGCGTAGTTTAGTTGGTAAAAATGGGCCTTTTACACCACCACGTTATTCACACGTGTATCTGTTAAAAACTGTTAGCGAGGAAAACTCTAAAGGCAGTTGGCATGGTTGGGACATCTCATTAGTTAGCCAAGTACAAGACATGGGTCTTTATGGCGCGGCTAAAGCATTTGCCGAATCAATCAGCACGGGTGATGTTGAAGTAAAACATCAACAGGACGGAAGCGGAAAAAAAGACAACGCTCCTTTTTAAGTAACTTAGGAAGGGCGGTAGCAATACCGCCCTCAAGGGAGCCTCATGTCTTATCACAAACAATTTTCATCTATCTTTGATGGCTTGCGTGTCGCTTATGGCACATACAAAATTGATAAGAAACAATTAAACGGTAAAAGTACAGGTAAAGCGGGCGTAGTACGCGAAGAACGCACCCCGGAACTTTGGGAAGGCCATCTATCTGGCAAAGGACGTTCTGTTGGGATCATACCAATCAACGAAGAAAACAACTGTAAATGGGGTTGTGTTGACATAGATGAATACAACTTCGATCACAAAGCATTAATACAGAAAATACGTACATTAAAGCTGCCTTTGGTAGTCTGTCGTTCCAAATCAGGCGGGGCTCATGTATTTATATTTACTTCTGAATGGGTCAGTGCCAAAAGTATCCAAGAAGCATTGAGACACGTAGCTTCTTTACTGGGTTATGGCGAATCAGAAATATTTCCGAAACAAATAAAATTAAATTTAGAACGCGGTGACGTAGGTAATTTTCTAAACACACCGTATTTTGACCACGAAAACGGGTTACGTTACGCTATTAAAGATGACGGCTCGGCGGCAACTATAGAAGAATTTTTTGAGTTGCATAAAGAGTATGCTTGCACGCCGGAACAAATGGCGGCAATTTTAGTAGAAAAAACCGAAGTTGCACAAGCGGTAAGCAACGGGCCTCCTTGCTTGCAAGTGCTGTGTCGAGATAAAATCTCAGAGGGTGGGCGGAACAACGGACTATTTAACATTGGCGTTTATCTACGCAAAGCTTACCCAGATTCTTGGGAAACTGAAATACTAAACTACAATATGCAGTATCTAGACCCGCCTTTACCTTTAAACGAAGTTAACGTGGTTGCTAAACAATTACAGAAAAAAGAATACGCATATAAATGTAAGGATGCCCCGATAAACTCTTATTGTAATGCGGAGTTATGCAAAACACGTAAGTTTGGCATAGATGCCGCTATCTCGGGTGTGCTTATTGCAAACCTAAGAAAGTATAATTCACAACCGCCTGTTTGGTTTTTAGACGTCAATGGCGAGCCTTTAGAATTAGACACCGAAGGTTTAATGAATCAAATTACTTTTCAACGTTCGTGCGTAGAGCAGTTAAACTTTATGCCACGGAGCGTAACTAAACCTTTATGGGAAGGGCGTATTAATACTTTGTTAGACGATATGACCCAGAACGAAGGTAGCATTGTAGAAGTGAGTGCAGATGCTAGTGTTAACGGACGTTTCTATGCGTTTTTAGAAGAATTTTGTAGTTCACTACAACAAGCGCAAGACCGCGAAGAAATCTTGCTAAGACGTCCTTACACGGATGAAAAACAAGATAAGACATTTTTTAGGTTGGTTGATTTAGAGAACCATTTAACTAAAGCTAATTTTAAAAATTACCGTACGCATCAAATAGCTCAACGTTTACGAGATATTAACGGCGAAGCTACCCAAATAAACATCAAAGGAAAAACAGTACGCGTTTGGTCTATCCCGGCGTTTGCTCGGGCTAACCCAGAGATAGCGCCGCCAAGTTTTGGTAACCAAGATGAGGTTCCGTTTTAGTGTTTCGTATTTTTGGTCCTCCGGGGACCGGGAAAACTACTACCTTGTTAGATTTAGTGGACAAGGAACTTTCTAAAGGTACCCCGTCTTCGGAGATTGCTTTTTTAGCATTTACACGTAAAGCCGCAAGCGAAGCAAAAGAACGGGCTTGCCGGCGGTTTGGTCTGGATGCTAAAGAAGACTTGCCTTATTTTCGCACGCTACATTCTTTGGCGTTTCGATTAGTGGGCTTGACCACCGATCAGTTACTTGGCCCTGAGCATTACCGAGAGATCGAAACCCGTATTGGTTTTGACCTAGCCGGCGGCACGGCTTATGGCGATGATTTTACTACCGCTATTAAACGAGAATCAGAAATACTGCGTTTAATTACATTGGCGCGGTTACGACGAACAACGTTACACAGTGAATATAATCACAGTAATATTAAATACAGTTGGACGGAAGTTAATTATGTAGCGGCGGCAGTAGCTCAATACAAACGATCAAACGGTTTACATGATTACACCGACATGCTTGAATTGTTTGTTGCAAAGGGTCGGCAGATATGCCCTCCGTTACGGTTATGCTTGTTGGACGAAGCGCAGGATTTATCCCCATTACAGTGGGAGATTGCTCATTTGTTAGACTCTAAATCAGAGAAAATGTATTGTGCCGGCGACGACGACCAAGCTATCTATGATTTTGCCGGGGCAGACGTCGATCATTTTATTAATTTACCTGGAGGTGCTGAGATACTAGAAACCAGTTACCGTGTGCCCGCCTCGGTACATCGTTTAGCCACCGGGTTGTCTTCGCGTATACGTAGACGGTATCCAAAAAATTATTTACCCAAGAAAGAAGAAGGCTCGGTACAACGAATATACTCGCCGGAACATTTAGATTTTAGTCAGGGCGATTGGTTGGTGCTGAGTCAAGCAAACTACCAGATTAACCCAGTATCGGCCATTTTAAAACAAAGTGGCTATTATTTTGAGCGTTCCGGTTATCCGTCGGTGGCGCCTAAAATAAGCTCGGCATTGTTGTCGTGGAAAAGATTACAGAACGACGAAGTAATTGACGTCGCTTCGGCTAAGATTTTGTATTCATTTATGCGGGGCAATGGCGTGCGTGTTGGGCGTGGTTTTAAAACTATTAAAGCAGATGAAAGTGCTTTTTTAAGTTTAGAACAATTACAGCAACAACACGGGTTGTTGGCTACGGCGGACATGGATTGGCAAACCGCTTTAGACCGTTTACCTGACGTAGATCGAGCCTACATCAATGCTTTATTGCGTCGCGGTGAAGACTTAGAAGAGATGCCTCGTATCAAACTGTCCACGATTCACGGAGCAAAAGGGGGCGAAGCCTCAAACGTGGTGGTATTTAGTGATTTAACCGCCGCCGCCGATGAATCTATGCAGATTAGCCCAGATATTTTACACCGTGTTTTTTATGTAGCGGTGACCCGAACTAAACAGAATTTATTTATTGTCGAACCAGAGACTTACCAACGGAGTTATAACTTATGAAATACTGCGCTTATTGCAGAAGATTAGCACGTTTGCGTGACACGAGTGTAAGCAGTTGTCGTATATATGTACCGTGTGAAACTAATAAAGGAAAAAAGGAAACCTATAATGAAAAAAGAAACGCGATTACAATTTCCCATGTTTAATGCGGAAACAGATTGGATGCCCCCGGTAGATTTACCAGATTTAAGTGGCGCTAATGAAATAGCCATAGATTTAGAAACACGCGACCCAAACTTAAAAGTTAAAGGGCCCGGATGGCCTACGGGTGATGGAGAAGTGGTGGGTGTCGCTGTGGCTACGGCGGATTGGAAAGGTTATTTACCCTTTAGTCACTTGGGTGGGGGTAATTTAGATCAACGGATTGTGTGTCGATGGTTGACTAAAATCTTATCCGGGAAAGGCGATAAGATTATGCACAATGCTCAGTACGATGCCGGGTGGTTAAAACAAATCGGCGTGCCAGTTGAGGGGCGTATCATTGATACCATGATTACCGCCTCGTTACTGGATGAAAACCGGTTTAGTTATTCTTTAAATGCCCTGTCATTTGATTATCTGGGCAAAACTAAATCAGAAAAACTATTAACTCAGGCGGCACGAGACTTTGGTGTTGATCCAAAAGGCGAGATGTGGAAGTTACCGGCGCCGTATGTGGGCCCTTACGCCGAAATGGATGCGGTGTTGACATTAGAACTATGGCAGTTGTTCAAAGGACAGATAGCCAAAGAAGACTTAAATTCGGTGTGGGAACTAGAAACAGCCTTGTTACCCTGTTTGATCGATATGACATGGCGAGGTGTCCGGGTAGATATTGATCGGGCCGAACGCACCAAGCAAGCTATCTTAAAAAGAGAAAAGAACACCATTAAACAAATTAAAGCAAAGGCGGGCTTTGACGTAGAAATATGGGCGGCCGCTTCTTTAAAGAAAGCGTTTGATAAGATTGGTATTCAATACCCGCGTACTGATAAAGGTGCCCCCAGCTTTACCAAAGCTTTTTTAGCCGAGCATCCGCATGAGTTTCCACGGTTGGTCGTACAAGCGCGTGAATTAAATAAGATACAAGGTACGTTTATAAACTCTATATTAAAACATGTCGGCCCAGATAAACGGATTCACAGCCACATCAATCAACTGCGTTCGGACAGCGGCGGAACCGTGTCGGGACGCATATCGATGAACAATCCAAACTTACAGCAGATCCCGGCTCGCGATCCAGAGCTAGGCCCCATGATTCGCAGTTTGTTTTTACCGGAAGAAGGGGAACAATGGGCGGCGATAGACTTCTCGCAACAGGAACCACGCATCTTGGTGCATTATGCGGCGGTCTTATCTGATTGGAAGGGCGGTGGTTTAGAAGGGGTTGATGAATTTGTTGAGGGTTACAAGCATGACCCCAAAATGGATTTTCACACAATGGTCGCAGAAATGGCTGATATCCCTCGAAAAAGTGCCAAGACAATTAACTTAGCTATGATGTACGGCATGGGCGTAACTAAGCTCTCACAACAGTTAGACATTAGTTTAGATGAAGCAAAAGACTTAACCAAGCAATATCACAAGCGAGTACCTTTTGTTAAACAATTGATGCAAGGCGTGTCTCGAAGGTTAGAAGATGCGCGATCAAACGGCAGTGTGCGTTCTTTGAAAGGAAGAAAGTGCCGCTTTGACCTATGGGAACCCAAAGGTTTTGAAATGAAAAAGGCGTTACCCAAGGAAGAAGCGTTGGTGACTTACGGGCAAACGACACAACTAAAACGGGCGTTTACTTACAAGGCGCTTAATCGTTTGATCCAAGCCAGTGCGGCAGACATGACTAAACAAGCTATGGTTAACCTTTATAATCAAGGGATTACACCCCTTTTACAGATTCACGATGAACTGGACTGCTCGGTAAAAGATATTGATGCCGCACGAAAAATTGCTCGCAGCATGGAAACAGCGTTAGAGCTACGCGTACCTAGCAAATGTGACATTGATATAGGGCCCAGTTGGGGAGAAGCGAAAGAAGTTAAATATGATTGAATCTTGCGGATTTGTCACATATAATCGTAGATATGGAAGAAACAATGCTCCAAGCAGATGGCTTTGACGAAGCAATTTTAGGTACCGCAAAGCGGTGCGGTCAGACAGACATCATTGCTTACGACGTCGCTAAGATTATTGACATTTTAATGACCCGGGACGGCATGGATTATGAAGAAGCAATAGAGTATTTTGAATTTAATATTTTAGGCGGTTGGCACGGCGAAGGTACGCCCTGTTTTGTTTTTACCGATGAAAAAGAAGATATATTAGATGAAATAAACTGGAACCAAGAATCAAATTAGGAATTATATGGACACCAATAAATGGAAAAGTATACTGGTACCTAGGGCGACTTACGAAGAAGTTCGTGAGGTGGCTAAGATGGAAGGTCGAACAATTTCTGGACAGTTACGGCTGACATGGAATCAATGGAAAAATGACAGAATTAAAGAAGGACAGCAACTGGATTGAAGGTGAGTTTTCACGGCTCGCGCTTCAACTATCCCGAAGACTTGATCGGGGCGGTAAGATACACACCGATGAAATGGAACGCTTAAAAATGCTAACTAAATTACAGTTAGCAAAAAAAGAAAAAAGTTAAAGGTACTCCCGTCCTTGTTATACTTTTCCCGGTTAATGGCCTCCACTCCATTGACCGGGTTTTTTTTAAGTGCTTGTTTTTAAACGTTAAATTTTGCGCAACATTTCTATAAACGTTTAGAAATCAATAGCTTACGTGTCTTTTTAGGCAAAAACCTCTAAATAAAAAAAATAGCCTTACCTCTGAAACCCTTATGTTTACTGGCCTCGGAGCGGTATGCGATTTTATGTTATTATTATTACTCGCAGTTATTAATTGATTGCGCTGTTCTTTAACAATTTGGAAATCCTTTTCATTAATGTGCGAAAGCACGGGAGACATTAGCTATGGCTAATAAATTAAAAGTTGGAGTGGACATCACTTCTGATGGGTACACGTTTTTGGCGATTACTATGGGTTCTTATGGAGAATGGGCGATTAGCCTGGATCTGCAAGAAGCTATTAAAAGAGCTAACTGCCGAAGGACTAACCTTGTTCAAGCTTATTATGGCAAGCACTCTGAAATGAACGTTAGCGATTGGGGTGGCCTTACTTGGCACAAGAAAAACCCGCCAGTTCCAATTGGTCTTTTCTTGGCAAATAAGAATACGATTAAGTTTCTTAAGCCAAAGGAAGTATTTAAATACTTCCCCAATGCCAAACCCAATGATGACTTACATCACGCATCTTGGGTGGCGGAGCAAGCCGAAATGTTCGAGGAGCATAAGGAGTAAAACTAAGAGGGCCTCCGGGCCCTTTTTTTTGGTTTGCAATCTATGTTAAATTATTATATTCTCGTATATACATAAACAAGTGGAGAAGTAACATGGCGAAAGTAAAAAGTATTGAAGCAACGTATAAAATCAGTAGTTTTTTTGATGTAGACATTGATATGGATGAGGTCGAGAATGTCAGTATAAAATGGGATATTCTTTTTGTTAACTTTAAGAACGGCGATTACTTGGAGGTTATGCCGAGTTGCCGGGCGTTGGATAACGCGGACGTAAAGTATCCAGTAAAAGAAACTTACCGCGATGCGATGGAGCAAGAAATTGAGTATGTATGACGAAATAGGCATTTGCGATACTTGCAATAAAATCGCACGCTTGGCCGACGCATCATGCGCCACGTGCCACGAAACAAAAGCCCACGCAGAACGGGCATCTAGTTCTGCGACAAACGATAAGGAAAAAACGTAATGGAACAATATAAGACGCACGATAACAAAGTAATAGTGACGTATAAGAAAGGTCGGACGGTTATTGATTTTGATAATGATGAGTTAGCTGAATTTAGAGCTAAGTGCAGTGCTTCAATAAACACGTTGTCTGACGCAATGGAATTTGATGGTGATATGTATATGCGCGATTTTTTTGCATTAAAGCTTTTTATCGATGACCTTAAATGGCATTTTAATTTTAAACGTCCTAAAGATAACCAATATCACGGCCCTTTGATCGCGGGCAACAGCCCAAAAGCGTATTACCACGATAGCTCTGATCGGCCTAAAAAAGTAAACATGGGTCGGCCAAAAAACAAGAAGGTGGCTTCCGGTGAATAAAAAAGAATTAGAAGAAACACGGGATATGCTACTAGAAATCTGTGAAATAAATACAAGGGTCGATTGGAATACTGCAGAGGCACAAACAGAATTTAAAGATATGTATGATTTAATCGATCTAGTTTTTGATAAGTTATTGAAAGGGGTCGACGATGAAAATTAAAATTTCGGGTTATGAAGTCGAAGAAGCTATTCTTGATTTCGTTAAAAAAAAGTACGGGCATTTTTTTGAAATATCAAAACACGATCCGCATTTTGAAATAGAATCGAATGAACGCGTGTGGGTGTATAGAAAACATAAGAATGGCAAAGTAAAAATTGATCCCGAAAATGGTTTTCGCCAAGTGGATCACGTTAAGTCAACATGGAAAAGGACGTTCAAACGCATAGAAGAATGCGATGATATTACTTTTTATGTGAAGGAATTGTCTGATGAATGAAGAAACAATAACTTTAACATTTGACTTAGATGACATTGATGCTCTTTACCATACTTCTCATCGCAGTTTTTATTTTAAGCAAATAGATAGATTTGAAAGCATGAAAGACTTGCCAGTGCCCTTTGAAAAAGACGAAGGCAATTACATTCACTATATGGATGGCTTTGTTAATGCTTTGTTATTTACAAAAATTCTTAATGGCTTTGGTTATAAGGCATATATGTTAAACGATTTGGAAAAAGAAGATCACAACGAGTATGCGGTCTTAACAGATTACGCTGGTAAATGGAGTTACTTTGATGAAGGCTGAAAATAAAATATCATACAAAATGTGGTGTTACGAAATGTTCCGGGCAAACACTGAAGAACGTATTGAATTCAAGCAAGCGCCTTATCCTCGGTGTAGTGACTACGTTAACGCTAATCGTGATTTTTTGCGATCTAAGTACCGGGAATTTGAAGAATGAATGAAAAAGAAGCCCTGCTCGAAATCGAAGCGTACATCGAGGGAACGTATGGTCAACACTACGCCAAAAATAAAAAGTTTCAAACCACTGAAATTATCTTTGATCTGGGGCATGGTGCGGGGTTTTGCGTGGGAAACATCATTAAGTACGCCTCACGGCTCGGCAAGAAAAAAGGGGCAAGCAGAAAATCTGATTTGCAAAAATTAATTCATTATGCCATTTTAATGTACGGCATGGAGATAACCAAAAAGGAATAGTAAATGTTTTTTATAGCACGTTGGATATGCGAAGGTTTTGACAACTGGGACGAGAAAGAAAAAGATAAAAAATTTAAGCAGCAACTAGCAAGACAAATCGAAAGAGAACGCAAAAAACTGGAGAAGGTTGATGAGCAAGCAGGCGGTAGTAACGATACTAAAAAAGCCCAGTATTAGTGTTTGGGCCCGCAATCATTGGAATGGTGTGTTGAGGCAATTAAAACGGCAACAGCAATTAAAAAAAAATGGGGGTAAAAGCTAAATAGTTGTTATTTTATTTTACATATCATAATATCCCATATGAAAGAGGTGCGTCCAAAGGGTTAATGGAAAAAAGTTTGATACGTCTTATCAGATCGCGCTAAGTGGAGGGGTAACGTAAGACTAGATTAAATGCACCCGGCCCTCGAGCCTTTTACTTTTTATTATTTCGGGAGAAAATTGTGGCAAAGAAATACATTCACGTTAATCAGCATAAGATCAAAGCTAATCTAAAGCACGGTACGAACGAGCCAGTAATTACGATCAAAGAAGGACGAAAAAATACTTATTGTCACGAGGTCGTCATACTGGGGGAGTCTAAGGTTCGGTACGGCGGTAGTGATAAACCTATTTTATCTTGTGGTGCTCGAGTAGTGATCGAAACCACTAGCGATATTATTGTCGATCCGGGAATGAGTAATAAAATTTTAGAAAAGGTTAAGTAATTCGTACAAGTATTTACCTGACGAGGTGTAGCGGTTACTAAGCGGTGTTGACAGGCACTATAAAAACCGATGGTTATGTTGCTGTTGGAGGAGTTGGTAGTTATCTTCGGAACTAAAAAACTACCCTTTACTTTTTATTAGTTACTGCATCGTCGAATGTTAACTAACACTCTAAAAACACCGGTGCGGTAGCTAATTCCCCTATATAGCAACTTTCTGACCAAATGAAAAAAAATAAAAAACCTAGAAATGGGTGGGATTAGCGGGGTGGTGGGGTGGATTTGGTTGTACGCCAGTAATGGTAAGGAT